CAAGTCTATGCTGGAGAAACTCATATCGGTGGTTGCACCGATTCTATCGCTTATCTAAGGGAGCAAAAAGTAATCTGATGGAACAGGAAGAAATTCTCATTGATATTGTTGAGCAAGCGCTTGATGATGCATTTAAGAATCGTAGAACGTTCAAGATGCGTGAATGGTTGGTTTCTAACAAGTGTACCAAGAGAACTGCTACCATGTTCATTGAAAGTGGATGTGCAGCAAACCTCAGCAGCACTGTAGAGGATCTCAACTTATTGATTGAGGGTGGACATCCTGATGTGCGTGAAGCATACCCTAACCTGGGTAAACCAGAGGCGAGAAAGATCAAGGATTACCTGTATGGGATCCTAAAAGATGCATGGGATTATGAAAAAGAAAAGAGCACTCGGCGGAGGAGAACCCGCTCTAAATAAGGGTATAGAGGTTATGCTTCCCAGAAGCAGGAGGGTCGAGAAACCAAGTTGGTTTGACGTTACCTTCCGCTTCCTCAAACGGACGGTGCGTGTACGGATAGACATTCACCAGGAAAAAACAGATGGAAACTAGCGTAATTCTTTTCTTCTCCGCTGTAGGGATGATTTTCACCCTAATCCTCGGAGGTGTAGTTGGTTGGATCTACAAAGACACTGTAGATAGCAACACATACAAACGTCAGTTAGACAATCTTCATCCTGAATTCCTAGATGGAAATGGATCCTTCATCAATGAAGAACTGCTTGCAGTACGCTTCATGGATGATGATGATCTTGACGATGACGACATTGACTGATATAATTATCACAAACTTTTGATTTGACATGGCACCCAGAAAATTACCAAAAGATGCACTCCTGACGGAGATCTTGCAGAAGGTCTCCTCAGCAAAAACCAAATCCGAAAAAGTTGGTCTGCTGCAGGAATATAACAACAATGGTCTTCGTGCATTGTTGATCATCAATTTTGATGAATCTCTGCAGTTCTTGCTCCCTGAGGGTGAAGTTCCTTTTGAAGAGAACGATGCACCTGCAGGTACTGAGCACACTCGCTTGGATCATGAGTACCGTAACTTGTATCGTTTCTTCAAGGGTGGAGATAACTCCATCAATAAGATGAAGCGCGAGCAACTGTTCGTACAACTCTTGGAAGGTCTGTATAAAGATGAGGCACACCTTTTGGTTGCCGCATGTAACCGCAATCTTCAGGATAAATATAGAATTACGAAGCAGGTAGTGTCTGAGGCATTCCCTGCTATTGAATGGGGAAATCGCGGATGATTACGGATGATCTGGATGAGCAACAATGACGTTGAGGTTACAGCAGAAAAATACGGTATTAGAATTTTAGAAGCGAACTGTGAAATCACAAAAGCACAGAACAAAGCGCTTCCTACAAATTCTTACCTGATAACCTACCTGGATATGATTCCAGGTGGAGGTTCATACTCAAAGCATTATGATATTGCTACGGGTAAACGAGTAGACATTTTCGATTGCTATTATGACAAACTCGGAAAAGACTCCAGACGATTACTCGGAATTGAGTGGACAGATGGAGCAGTTAATCCAAAACTCTTCTGTGCAAAGTCATATCTCAAGCAAGGCTAGCGCTTTGTTTCAGGGAGAAAGGAACGACTTTAAGTTCAATAAAAAAATTGACGACATCGACGAACTCGCTGACGAATTATTCGACGCCCTATATGATCACACAAATAAATAAAGCTACCACATTTCCAGAACTAAGAGGTGCGATCATTTCAACGTTGGTCGAATACGAGGGGAGCGACGATCTTTACGACGTTATGCATTCTTTTGTCACTTTCATTACTGCTAAAGACGAGCGGTATACCCAACGAACTGACGAAATTCTGAATATGTGGATCGGATTTAAACACCACCACCTTCAGTACAATGCGCTTCAAAGAGCAAAGAAAATTAATTAAGTCTGCTCTGAAAAATCCTGAGCAATTTACTACTGATGAACTGATATACTTTCGTATGCAGTTGCGTTATGTAGAAAGATCGCTTAGAATAAAAAAATGGAATAGATTCAAAGAACAAACTGGATTTGGTAATGCACGTTAAACTAGTAAGTGTAACCCCTGATGCTGAACGCATGATGGGTTATGTGGCAAGGGTTAGTAACCCTGCAAACCAGGAGAACCCCAAGGTTGCGGGTCTTCTAGCATACTGCATCAAACATGGGCATTGGAGCGTGTTTGAGCAGGCATTCATGACATTGGAACTGAACACTACCAGGGGTCTGGCAGCTCAAGTGCTGAGGCACCGTTCGTTCACATATCAAGAGTTTTCCCAACGCTATGCTGATGCATCTCTGTTGGGTTTTGAGATTCCTGTACCTGATCTGCGTCTACAAGACACTAAGAACAGGCAGAACTCTATTGATGGAGTAGATCCTGAGCAGAAGAAGTTCCTACAGTCAAAGATCCAAAGATACTTTGCTGAAGGTATGGATCTCTATAATGAGATGCTGCGTGAAGGAATCGCAAAGGAGTGTGCTCGCTTTGTACTGCCTTTGGCAACTCCAACTAAAATCTATATGACAGGTTCTGTAAGGTCCTGGATTCACTATATAGAATTACGTACTGGACACGGTACACAAAAGGAGCACATGGATCTTGCGAATGAATGCAAACGTGTATTCATATGTAAATTCCCTATCGTTGCAGAAGCACTCGGATGGACTTGTCCTGATGATGACTGTGGATGCGATGATATTCAACCCTCACTTAGGATAGATTGAGATGCCAACTTATAGTGTGAAAAACAATAGTACAGGGGAAAGGAAAGAATTCCAATGTACTGTTGCAGAGTATATGAAATGGCGAGAGGAAAATCCTGATTGGGATAAGGACTGGCAAGCAGGCGTGGCATCTGCTGTCAGTGGCGTTGGTGACTATCAAGACAAACTCCCACAAGGTTTTAAAGATCGTCTAAACAACGTTAAAAAACACCACCCTTACGCAAAGTTCGACAGAATTTAACTTATGCCTGTAAAATCCAAGAAGCAACCTACAATGGTCGGTCTGACCGCAAGACAAATGAGAAGGAAACCAATTGGGACAGAACATCTTTTAAATATCAAACCGATAACCCCCACGCAAGAAGAAGTATTTGATGCGTGGCAAAAAGAGAAGAATTTATTCTTATATGGTTGCGCTGGAACAGGAAAATCATTCTTGAGTATCTACCTTGCTCTAAAGGAGGTACTTGACGAAAAATCACAATATGATAAACTGTATATTGTACGTTCTCTAGTTCCGACTAGAGAGATTGGTTTTCTACCTGGAGACCATGAGGACAAGAGCAACCTGTACCAGATTCCATACAAGAATATGGTAAGGTACATGTTCGAGATGCCTGATGATGCATCGTTTGAAATGTTGTACGCTAATCTCAAGGCACAAGAGACTATCTCTTTCTGGTCTACGAGTTTTATCCGTGGTACAACTATTGATAATGCAATCGTCTTTATTGACGAATCTCAGAACCTTAATTTCCATGAACTTGACTCCATCATCACTCGTCTCGGGGTCAATACTAAGGTGATCTTCGCAGGAGACGCTGCACAAACTGACTTGACCAAGACTTACGAAAAGAATGGAATTCTTGATTTCATGAAGATCATCGATGACATGGATGAGTTTTCCTCCATTGAATTTGGTGTTCAAGACATCGTAAGATCTGGTCTAGTCAAATCTTATTTGATTAGCAAGATGAACCTTGGAATTTAAGCACCTAAACATCCACAGCTTTAAAGATCTAGTTGCAACAACAACTGAAAAGGGTAGGACGTATTCTGTAGAAGGTATGTCCTACCCTTCTGTTACAACTGTGATTGGTCACTCCAAGAAGAAATCTATCATGGAGTGGCGTAGAAGAGTTGGTGAAGACGAAGCGAACAAGATCTCCAAAAGAGCATCTACTCGCGGTAATAAAACACACAAACTTGCAGAACTGTATCTTTCTAATAAGGATATTAGTAAGTACAAGGATGATGTGATGTCTATGGGTTTATTTCACCTAATTAAACCCCATATAGATAGTATCAATAATATACACGCACTAGAAGCGCCTTTGTATTCAAAGACGCTGAAACTCGCAGGACGTGTAGATTGCATTGCTGAGTATAACGGCGAACTTGCAATTATAGATTTCAAAACATCCACTAAGAACAAACGTGAAGAGTGGATTCAAGATTATTTTGCACAAGAGTGTGCCTATGCTATAATGTTTCAAGAGTTGACTGGTCTCAAGGTCAAGAAACTCGTAACCATTATTGCCTGTGAGACTGGTGAAGCACAAGTATTTGAAATTTATGACAAGTTTAAGTATGCTCGCAAACTTAAAGAGTACATCGACGCATACCGAGAAGCACATGGCGAATGGTAAGATTGATGATGTCTTTGAGGAGAAGTTCATGACTGCTTCTAAGTTCTCTATCGAGATCGAAAAGATCGTCAGAGATTCTGACCTTAATTACATTGAAGCAATCGTTCAGTTCTGTGAAGACAAGAACATCGAACTAGATGGTATCAATAAGTTAATTTCTAAACCACTCAAGGAGAAATTAAAGTATGATGCTCAGAGGTTGAATTTCATGAAACGAACCTCACGGGGGTATCTGGCGTTGTGACTGGATTTGAAGTCTATAAAATGTATCTTGCTTTGAAACTTCACTTCACATCCAAATCATACGATTACTTCCAATACCGTGGTGCCGTCAAGGCATCACAGACATCATTTGACAATCGCAAAGACAAATATTTCTTTGTGAAATTATCCCGAAAGTTCAAAGAACATGAACTTAGGGATTTCTTTGTCTCAAATCTGATTGTCGATGGTGGTCAATGGGTTGGGCAAATCACACGGGAAGGTGGTCAGCACTACGCTGCCTACGTGAAGAGAACAGAATCTCTATCCTATATGTTCCGTGAAGACGTTGCCACTCTACATGAGATGGAAGAGGACTTCGATGACCTGTTCCGTGTCAAGAGTGTCCATCCACCCTTGCTAAAAGCGTACCTTGGTGGTAGAATTACGCTTGAAACACTCACCATCTTCCACAAACTCCTGGGTTTCGCAGGACACTTTGATAAGATTATCAAGGAAGAGGTGGTGTGGAAACCACTACAAAATAAAGTAGTGAAGTACGCACCGTTTATAAACATTGACGGTGTTAAATACAGGAGTATAATAAAGCGGGAATTCGCATGAGTAGTTTTTTCAAGTCTGAACAAGTACAAAAGTCCCTCACTCGTATGCAGGAACTTTATGTCGAGATCAACAGGATGGGAGTAATCCTCTCGCCTGAAGAGAAGAAAGTTCAACTTGAGAAAATGCTTGAACTCATTGAAGTACAACAAAGTATGTTCATGCGTATTTCGTTGTCCGATGACCCGACTGCCAAGGAACTCCTGGGGCAGGTTAGACAATCTGCTTCGTTACTGGGCATGAACCCAGCGGACGTAAACCCCTCGTTCTATGGTAAACTTAAGGATCAAGTTCAATCTATGATCCAAGAGCTTGAGTGAACACACAAACTAGTACACCAAAATACGGAGAAACACATGTCATTTGCATCCCTCAAAAAGTCCAACTTCGGTGACCTGCTTGCAAAAGCAGAGAACCTGAACAAAACTGAAACCAAAGGCGGCGCAGACGAGCGTCTTTGGAAACCTGAGGTAGATAAGGCAGGTAACGGTTATGCGGTCATCCGCTTCCTCCCTGCACCCGACGGCGAAGACCTGCCGTGGGCACAAGTCTGGAGTCATGCCTTCCAAGGTCCTGGTGGTTGGTATATCGAGAACTCCCTTACGACTTTGGGTAAGAAAGATCCTGTTTCCGACCTCAACAGGGAGTTGTGGAACTCTGGCATCGATGCCGACAAAGAGACTGCACGTAAGCAGAAGCGTAAGCTGAACTACTACAGCAACATCTATGTCGTCAAAGATTCTGCCAACCCACAGAACGAAGGTAAAGTCTTCCTGTACCGCTACGGTAAGAAGATCTTTGACAAGATCATGGAAGCAATGCAACCTGCATTTGAAGATGAGCAACCTGTGAACCCTTTCGATCTTTGGAAGGGTGCTGACTTCAAACTGAAGATCACTAAGGTTGCAGGTTACTGGAACTACGACAAGTCTGAATTCGATCGTACCAGCACCCTGGGCGATTTTGATGATGACGATCTGGAGAAGATCTGGAAGAAAGAGTACAGTCTGACTGCATATACTGCTGATGACCAGTTCAAGACCTACGAAGAACTGAAGTCTCGTCTGGACAGTGTTCTTACCAGCACTCGTCGTTCTGTTGTTGATGAATCCCTTGAGGATGAGTCTGAAGGACGTGGTTCTTTCACTCCTAGTTTCCAGTCAAAGGCACCTGAAGCAGACTTCAATGCGCCAGACATCACGCCTCAGTCCTCTTCTACTGATGAAGATGACGCACTGTCCTACTTCGCCAAACTGGCACAGGAGGACTGATGACTGAACCGATTACTGTTGAAGATTATAAACTCGTCTCTGACGAGTTCTTTCAGAAGTACAACTACGCTGCAGAGCGTATGGGTCCTGGTCCTCACAAAGCAGAGGACGTTCTGAAAGTTATGGAAGCACTTGGTGCTGCAGTGTTGAAGGAACGAGTAAAAGATAAACTCGGTCCCTTCGGATTCAACAAGAAAGGAGACAAAGAATGAACCTGTTTGCCCAAGCCCAACTCGATCTCATGGAAGCATGGAATATGAGTTGGGAAGAGGGCATCCAGTTCATCATTGTTCTGGTTGCTCTATATTATGTAAAGAAGAGGATGGATCTATACTTTGCTAAGAAGCAAGCAAAGACTACAATCTACAAAGTAAAAATTGTAGAAGAGTGATTACATCCTAATTTCGTTTCTAGAAATAGCGACGTTAGCATAGTTACCCCTAGTAGTAACTTTATAATACGCTTTAACAAATTCTTCGATAAGTTCAGGTCTAATGATCTGAACTTTTTCTTTTTCTGCGTTTAATTCTGCTTCGTATGT